TTGTAAGTTCTTGATCTCTTTCAGTGTTGACCATCTATGTACTCCGTCTTCTCCTGCTGTGGATTCTTTCATGTCAGCACCGATGCTGATTGGTTCACCACGTATTATAATAGGAGCCTCTGCATGTTTCTTCATAATTCGTTGGACACGGGCTTTATCTTTAGGTCTATGGATGGCAAGGAGAGCGTCGTGGACGTTGAGAACCATTCTGGCGTCTTCGGGCCACTCTTCATCGTCATGGCACAAGTAGATAACGCTCGATACCTTGTCACCGATGGTGCTTTGGGGAACGAAAGCAATAACACTATCAAAACTTTCCTCCGTTAATCGCTCTAACCAAATGAGCCTCCGTCCCAGGGGGGTGTAGAGCATACGTTCTTGTCTGACAGTCTTAATTGTACTTTCCCATCCTTGTTGGATTTCAGGGAAAGCTCTATGGTAACTGGCCCAAGCTTCGAACCCTTGTTGAACCGGTATGCCACACACCTCTGCAAGTTTGGGAGCTTGCATTCTATAATTAAGACCGTGTACGCATCGCTTTCCAAGATACCTTGCAGTAGGGGAGCGATCAGTGTTCCAATCGGAACTTGGGATGTCTTCATAAGGGACTTTAAAGATTCTTGAAGCGTTGCCTCTATGGATGTCAAATCCATCTTCTGTTTCTGCCTTTATAAAGTTTTCTTTTAGGCCTTCTACGTTCCAGAGCCACGCTACCATCTTTGCTTCGGCTTGCTTCAGGTCGAAGTATGAAAACATGTAGCCTTGGTCGCATACGAACATAGGGTAGGCGCGGTGCGGTTGGTTTTGTAGGTTCATCCCGCTTCCCCACATAACCTTTGAGGATGAAAGTCTCCCTGGTGCTTCTTGAACACCGAATTGTTTGTATTCGCATCTTATCCTCCCGTCTGGATCAACCTTCTGTGTAGCATATGTGCTATAGAACTTATGCTCTTTGAGGTAATCGTCTAGGTGTTTAAGGAGTCCCTTTTGTTCATCAGTAGTTTTAGAATGGTTGAACATTCTCGCACGGTTCTCTTTATTTGTGCTCGATCCTCTTCCGACCAGTCCAAGGTAATTGAAGAATAGTTCACTAAGTTGTTTAGGCGACTTCGGGTTTGGATTAAATCCTCTATCTCCTGTAAGAGTGTGTACTCTCTTGTGGAATTGAATGAGCTTCGCATCTAATTCCTCCTTTAGGTCATTAGAGATTTTGTCTTTAAGTTCTACGTCGGCAAGTATACCCCCAACTTGCATCCGTACGAGGTGAGACTGCAACCGCATCACATGTTCGAAGAAGAAGTCCTCAAGCTCCTGGTCTTGAAGTTCTTTAAGGACGGCTTCATGTACGGCCCAGGTGATACAGCAGTCCTTAATGTTGTAGTCCCAGAACTGGTTGACGTTGCCACCTTCTCGCCATGTTTTGCCTTCGTCCTTGTAGTAAGGATGGTCAGTATACTGTGCAGTAAGATACCCTAGATTGTGTGGCATCCTTGGGTACAAGGTATGATGTCCGAGTAGCGTATCAAACCAGACACGAGGCACATGTATTCTATCCTTGTACCATAGCCAGCCACAGTCAAAGCTACCGTTCTGTGCTATAAATCTGTTCTTTTTATTACTAAATAGTTGCTGTATCCTGTCTCGGATCGCAAGTTCCTCACTGATACTATATCTGTTGGCCTTATCATCCCTGAAGTTAATACAGATTCCACTGTTAGGGTTGTTGGCAAACCCGATACAGGCTGTTTCGTTTGCAATGACTTCAATATCAAATGCAATTGGTCTATCAGATTTCCCAAGCTCGTCAATTGTATGTTGAGCCTCTTCGTAGCTTGGGTTAATTGTTCCTGAAATGTCGTGTCGTGTGAACTTTCCATCTATCACTCTCCTGAGTTTAGCTATATCAAACTTATACATAGGTTCCATAGCTATGTTACGGAGTATGTGTGCAGGGTTGTTAGTTACTACTACTTTAACAACACGGTTAGTCCTCCCAACTTTACAGTCAAAGACTGAGCCTCTCCACTTTGTGATTCCCGTGTCTCCAGTAAGAGCGTGAAGCGCGAAATTGCCGAGAGCGAGTATGTACTTGAGGTTGGGCAGATGATCCAACTCCCAATCAAGTAGCCCTTCCCAATGTTCAAGTTCAGGCTTCTTAACAGGGTTTCTAGCATCGGTCTTGCTAGAGAGAGATACCTGTTTCTTAACCACGTTCGTAACATAACAATCCTTTCTGCCTATATCGAATGGGCGTAACGTATCCCATAGCAACTTACCAGAGCCACCAACTAGAGGCATCTTCATGCTAGCTTCATGTTCTCCTGGTGCTTCGGCTATGATACAAATTTCACTATCAAGTCTGCCTGTACCAAGGCAATCTACTTCTAACTGACAGGCAGTGGCACGGGCAGTAAACTCTCGCATCAACCAGCCTTCAGTTATCTTCATCTATCAATCCCCACAGCTTGAGCACACGCTTCACTTGTACCTCGAACATCTCAAGGTCATGTTCATTTTTAATAGTAGCTTGACAGTTACAAGAACAATCCACGTACTCACGGATGTCGTTGGAGAAGTCGCACCCTTCTCGTTCCAGCTTGATAAGACCGACTTGCTTTTTGCCAAAGTGATCGACCAAGTACTGAGCCTCTACTGACATACCACAGTCTGTAATGACGTAGTGTTTATGTACTGGGGGAGAAGTGAGAGAGCCAATGGCTATGTCAGCAAGGATCAGCTGGTTGTGTGCAACCTCTAGTCCTTTGAAGATAGCTATCTGTGCCTCTCGGTAAGACAAGCCGTTGAGGAATGGAGTCTTCTCGTCCTTGCTCTCTTCTAATAGACGAAAGACTTGATCATTGTATCCGTAGATACTCTGACATGCTCGTTTGAGTGGACGAGACATCTTGTAGTGGTAGCCATCACGTAGGAACTTCTCTATGAAACGGCCAGCTGTATCCTTACCACTACCAGGAGGACCATTGAGGAGTATAATCACATCTTGTCTCCTCTCTTGTAGAGACTTAGATTAATACTCTTCTGATCTGTAATGACTGACACATGGGTACGTGCTCGTGAGATAGCAGTATAGAAGTTCTTACGATTGAGGAGGAATGATCTAGACCTATTCATAATATAACATATCCTGTCGTACTCACTACCCTGAGACTTATGAGTCGTGATAACATACGCAAGGTCTAAATCCTTTTGAGGATTCATATAGTAGGTGCCATATCTACCCGTCATCTCTAACGACGCTGGTACAGTAACATCCTTGTCTCCAAAGTCAATGGTTATATCTCCGTTGTCTCCGAACTCCGTGATGATGCCAGTCTCTCCGTTGAACACCTCAAGCGGATAGTTGTTGACTGTATTTATAACCTTGTCACCTATGTAGAATCGTTGCTCTGGAATGTTACTCCATTGCTGTCTCTCTGCGACAACGTATGGCTTTGTTGCTGGTTGTAGTAGTTGTTGAATGGCAGCGTTGAGGGCTTCTGTACCAACCCAACCTACCTTCGTTGGAGATATGATTTGATTGTCTGTAGTTCCGTAGTCTACTCCATTTGTGAGGTTGTCTTGTATGAAGTCAAGTATCCCCTCGACTGGAGTGTCTGTAAATTTAAGAGTAAAGTCTTCTTTGCGTAATGGAATTTGTCCTTGAAGGATTCTCTGTCCATTGGAGATGATGTTACTGTCCCCTGCCTGACGATGTATTGTCTCAAGCCTGATCCCATCAAACTTCTCCAACATCTTCAGGAAAGACGAGTCCTCCTTCTGTAGTCTTTCGTTGCTTTCCATTGGATGCAATTGATTAGCATCGCCAAACATACGAATAACGCCCCCATTGGGTAGAGAATCAAGTAGATTGCGATGAACTTCAACGTTGACCATAGCATATTCGTCAGCGAGGACAACTTTCTGTTCGATCGGGAACGCCCGGTCGCGTTTTGGATCGGTGGTAACAAGGGATTTACCTGTAGCTTGGTCTACTTCGCCCGGATGGGGGTACTCCAACAGTCTATGTATTGTACACGCTTGTATACCAGTTGCTTCTGTAATTCGTTTTGCTGCTTTGCCTGTAGGAGCGCATAGTACCACCTCTGTACCCTGCTTGTAGAGGTTCCTATAAACATGTTGCAGTATAGCAGTCTTACCGGTGCCAGCAGCCCCCGTAACAGCAACGATGCGATTACTAAGGTCACAACACTCGCTAACAGCTTGACGCTGTGTTGTGTCAAGTTCCAATTCATTTCTTTTTTCTTCCTCTTGAACTTGGTTCATTATCTTCCCCAATAGATATGGCCGTAGAAGAAGTCTTCCTGTGTTCAAGAAGTCTGGCCGCTACATGTACAGCACACCATCTACAAAACATAGCCAATGTTATGTCAAGGAGTCCAGCCTCATATTGGATGGCATCGTACTCTTTATTAGTACAACGTATCCGCAGGTTGCCTCCACGTCTGCCTGTGGAATTGGTACCACGTCCTACTGGGAAGTTATTTGGGATTGGGATTGTTATTTTTAGCGGGGGTTCGTAACTCATTTTTGTTCCTTGATACTGCGCGTGTATGTGAAATAGGTGTTACGTTCTTTTCTCTATGGCAAGGTGAGTTGTTTTTCACAACGTCCTTTAAAGACGCACCGCAGAACTTACAATAGCCTGTAGTAAGTCCAAATACGTGTTTCGGTCTATTCCTATCAGACATAGCACACATTGTCCTGTGTGTCAAGGATTTTCTACATAAAAAACCCCCGATGATTTCTCACCGGGGGTCCAGTTCCTCTTAACTACTCCAAGCGTTCCGGCTTACAGGAGCTTTCATATCTAGCTAAGGGCTATGCGCTTATAGAAGCTTCCGTGTGGAAGCCCACCACTGTCGAGGATGGTGAGCAGATCATCAGCATTCTTATGGGTACTGAGGATTTCGACATTCTCTTTTGTCAGACTAACAACGTTGCCGCTATCATCTTTGACCTGCATTACGACGTATACTGGCTTTACAGTACGGGTGAACTTCTTCGTCTTCGCTTCAGCTTCAGCCATTTGGCCTCTCCTTCAATTGAATTGTTAACAACACATTCACTCTATTATATAGGTGGGAGGGTGTCAAGAGAAAAATTGAAGGTGATACAATTTGTCTCCCATGATGATGACACCCTCCCCACGCTACCCAGTCTGTCTGTTGGAGGGGCTAGGCAGCGCGAACGCGATCTATGACGGCCCTAGTGACTCCCTCATATGTATCATGCACAACGTCCAGAGCGGCCTCCATTCCGACCCATTCGTTGACATCAATTTTCTTGGCAACTGGTGCACCAATCGCTTCGAGGAAACGCTTCGTGCCCCACCTCGCCTGTGGGTTGTCTTCTAGTCCGACACGACGAAAGATTAGTGTCAGGCCGTCATCCGAGCCGTCCTTAAAGTCAGCTGGGAATTGGTCAGCACTGATATGAAAGGACACAGCGCCGTAACGAGTACCACGTTGGCTCTCTCGTACCTCTGCCTTCCGAATTACTCCAGTGTACTGACCAGGGGGAAGCGGTTCGGGGGCTTCCTGTTTGGTAAGGTCAATGGAAAATTCGACGATACTTGAAAGGTTATCTGTCATGTTGTTGTCTCCTGTGTGACAAGTTAATGTTGTTGAAGCTGTTATTATAGTGGCATCCTACCTCCTAGTACAGCCCCAAAATCTAGTAGGTAGTATCTTGTAAATAACTATATGTGGTATCACTTGGGTAAAGGAATCTTGCGCCCTTCATTCTCTACCCAAGTGATGTACCAGTCTTCAATTCCCGCGCCTTCCCATGATTCTGGATCAAAGTTCCAAGTGAACTCACTATTTCCACTTGTTTCAAACATCCGACTCTTCATGGGCTTGCGAAGGCGGGAAGAACGGATAGCAATTAGACGCTTCTTCCCCGTATCCTGTAAGTGCCAAACTTCTGACAACTTTATAGGAATCTCCGATTGCATTTTACCACCAACGAGTATGCTTACCATCATTGCACCAGTTAACTCGTCCTGTTTTGGTACGTCTTCATGGGCAATGAAGATTACATGTTTATTAACCGCTCCGGTGGTTCTAATAACTGACATAATAGCCTGCATCGTGTAACTATTTCTACGTCCGTATCCTTGAAGCGTGGGCGCTTCCATTGTAGCTCCACGAACCTCAGTAATACCATGTTTAAGTGCCATTTCGTTGAACGAAGTAACAGAATCAAAGACCACCGTTTTAATTTCAGGATGATCTTCGAGGACTTGCTTAATTCCACCTGAGTTTTCATGTTTAAATGTCACTACCTTGTTAGGGTTTTCCATAGAGAAATCTGCAATGAGTATATCCTCTTGATCCATGAGAGAACTAGTTCCATCGGGATCAAAGTTTATCCATAGTATAGGACGTGGAGCAGTTGCAGCTAATGTAGTTTTTCCTGCACCGCTTGGTCCCCAAATTACCATTGCCATTCTCTTGACCTGTGTCTTTGGTGTAGTAATTGACACAGTTCCAAGGGTGATTTCTGGTTCTTTAGTTCCCGCCATGAGTGACCTCCTCCTTGATCATAACTGCTATTTCTCTAGTATCATCTGGGAAATTTTTACCACCATACT